CAGGCGCGCCGGACACGGTTTTCTTTTGATAGACCTGCCAGGCCATGCGGTCGCATCGCCATGCGCGTCCGAATGGCTGGGGCCAGTAGTCGATGACCATTTGTAGGCCGAGTTCGTTTGCGTTGGCGACGCATGCGCCGATGAATACGCGGCTGAGTTGGCGTCCGTTTGGTTTGCCACGATGGTCGGGCATGTCGCGGTATGAGAGGTCGACGGCGCGGCCTGTGGCGTGTACTGACAAGTTGCCGGGTTTGCCTTTCATGTCACGTTGCCCGTACGACCCGTTGTTCCATAGCGATCCGTTGGCGTATTTGATGGCTTGCCTGATCCATTCGTCCATGCCTGGGCGTGCGCCTTTGGCGGGGCCGTCAGCGTTGCCGATGTAGTCGGTGGCGCCTGGTACGCCAGGCTTAGCTTTGGCTATTGCCACGACCGTAGGCGGGATCGTTGGGGTTGGCCCATCGCATGACGACGGGGATGAGTGCGGCGACCGCGGCTTTGGCGAGGTCTTGGGGGTCGGTGTTGCCGGTGGATGCGACAGCTGCGATAGCGGCGATGACTACCCGAACGTATGAGGCAAGCATTGCTTTGGTTTGTTTGCTCATGGATGGTTCTCCGTGTGATGGTCGATTTTTTGTTCTATTCGGCCCAGCGCTTCGTGTACCCGTCCGTGATCGTTACGGTTTTCTTTTTGGCCCCTATGAATGATCGCAACGAGTAAAGAGAAACCGCCAGCGATGCAAGCCACCACAATCGAAGTGTCCATTTTGTCATGCGGGGCGTGTGAGTGGGGCGGGCGGGTCTTGATCGTGTTCCCACAAGATAAGCGTGTCGCCTGTCAGCACCCAACCGCTATCGAAACCTTTATCTGCTAGAAGTTTGAGAAGTTCTTCGTGGGTCATGCTGAGATCTCCAATAATGCGATAGTGCTCATACAGCCGTTGCCTTGGACAACGGCAGATGCGGTGTTCGCGACCGATCTAAATTGGGTTTTGTAAGTTGTTGAAGATGTGGTTGCTGGGCTGTCGAGATAGATGACGCCTTGTGTTCCGACAATGTTGGTGGCCGCTGAACCTGTTAGACCAACTTGCGATGCGAATGTAGAAATATCCGTTGCGCCGCGCAATAATTTTATCTGTGCCTCAGTATCGCTAGCAGATTTGCCGCAACCGGCTTGCTGAACGACGACGAGGATTTTGCTGGACGTTGCTGATGGTGTAATCGAGGCCGTTAAACCTGTGTCAGCAAAAGCGTTGCTACTACTTGTCGTCTGTGTTGAATATGTCGCGGTGACGACTTGCAACACGCGGAATGCGCCGCGCAGATCGTTCATTTGGGCTGCGGTCAAAACGTCGCCAGCGACGAATGTTGCGGGTAGTGAGGTTGGGGTTGCCATAGTTGCTCCTTTTAGCCTAGGACATTCTCTGCATCAAGTACGCCATACACGGCGTCGTCCAATATGAGCTCATAGACGATTGTGGTTGGCGCGGTGTAGAACGTGATGCGATGCCCGGTCTGATAATCGATCAGGTGTTCTACGCCTTCAACTGATAGTTCTTGGGCCAGGCTGGTGGTGCCTGTTCCGGTTGGAAATGTTTTTTCAATGGTGATGGTGTCGCCGATATCAACAATGGCAACTGTGTCGCGTTGGGCGGTTGTCAGCATGTTGAATTTGGTGCTGACGTCGGTGTATCGGGCTTCGGGCTGTGGCTTGAGCAAATAGGCGGCTGCGTCAGCGAGCTGTGATCCGGCGCTTTCTAGCAAGCTGTTTGTAATGCTTTCGGTTTGGATAAAATAGGTGGCGATCGAGGTAGGGTCGCTGTCGGTGGCGTTTGCGCCATCAATGTTTTGGATGTATGCGCGGTTGACGACCTGATCAGCCTCGAATGTGATGCCTACCCGGTCGTAAGGCACGTTCGTGCCGTCATCGTGAAATGATGCGATCGGGGCTGACAGCGTGTCACCGATGCGGTCTTGGAATGTGAGGGTGCCTTCACGCGACATAAACAGGCGGCCAAATTCGGCGGTGTCATTGATTTGTGTCAAATAACCGAGGACGTTTGTGCCAGCGGGCACGGTGTAGGCGCTGTCATGGCCGAGGTTGACGGTGCCTGTGGATATGTCGCGATCGCCGACACCGTTCGGATAGTCGACTTCGGGTAGGTCTAGGACGCTTTCAATGCGTTCGCCTGATGTTTCGGTGGTGACGTTGTATTCATCCAAATAGGTTTGGGCAAGCAGGTAGAACTGGTCGGCGCAATAGACGCTCACGGTGTTGAGGCCGCCGAGCGCAAAGTTGTAGTCGTAGTTGACCACGTAGCCGACAAACAAATACTCAAGTACGTTGCTGGCGTCATATCGGCCGAGCCTGACGCGACGCATAGGCGCAAGGCCTGGCACACCTTGATTGGCGTCATAGTACGGGGATTGGGTGTCAAATGGGTTGAACACCCCTTGCGCCAGCGTGTCGTTGAGCGTGAAGCTCATCGTTCCTGCGCTAAACGTGTCGCCCGGATCGCGACGCCCTCGACGCACCGAAATGTTTAGGGTGCCGTCGGTGACGTCAGCAAACTGTGTCGTGCCGTCCAGCACATACGTTGTGTTGTCTAGGACGCCTTTGGTGCTGTCGTTCAGCGTAAATGCGTCAACGGTAAAGCCTGCATCTATGTCTAGGACATAATTGCCTGATTGAATGATTGCTGTGCCGGGCATCAGACGTACCCGCTGACCTCAATACGCGCCGGGCCAGCCGAACGGTTGTAGGCGCGGATGCTGTCCACCACGGCCTGCCCGATCTCTGCGCTGGTCGCTAGACCGCCGTTGACGTTGACGGTGATATTGTCGAGCATGGCGTTGCGGGCGCTTGATGTGAACGGGTTGCTGGCGATGCCTGCGCCAAGCATGTTTGGAGCTTCAGCCAGGGCGACCTGTGAGCCAGCCCTACCGCCACCTGCCCCTGAGGGGGTACTAGGAGCCGCTACGACGACCGCAGCGCCCGTTGACGAGGGAATGGGCACCCCAAGGTTTTTGTCGCCGCCTACGGTCGCTACGGAGCGGCTAGAGCTTGATCCGCCGATCATGCCCATTTCGGGAATGGTAAAGCCTTTGCCGCCGATGCCTGGCACCCAATCAGGGATCTCAAATGACAGACCGCCTAGGGTCGCGTTCCAGACCGATGCAATTGCGTTGATAATGCGCGTCCACACGCTCAACATGCTGTTCAGATACCCGGAGACGAAGTCAACCATGATTTTGACGCCTGTTTTGACTGCACCGAATACCGCGTCTGCGACTTTGCGGAAGCCCTCGAATTTGGCGTATGCGGCGACGAGAGCTGCGCCCAGTAGAACGATGGCGGCTACGACTAGGCCGATCGGGTTGGCTGCCAGCGTGATGTTGAACGCGGTCTGCAAAAACGCGGCGGTTTTAATCGCCATGTTGTAGGCGATGATGGCGGCCGACAGGGTGCCGATGACGCCAGCCAAAATGATCACGACGTCGGCGTTTTCTTCAACGGCTTGCGCCATTTTAGTGATGATCGGTACCAGGCGCTCAAGCAATGGCAAGACGGCTGCGCCGATGCTTTCTTGCATCTCGGCAAACGCGATCTGCATCTTTGCCATGCCGCCCTCAGCGGTTTCGGTAAATGCCTGGTTTGCGCCACCGAACGTGCCACCCAACACGCTGATGATTGTTTCCATGTCGGCACCCTCACGAATGAGGTTTGCCATTTCAGGTGTGAGCGATCGCAGCGCTTTGTAGTTGCCTTCGTACGCTTTGGCGAGGCTGTCAGCAACGGTGGTGGCGTCGATCCCGGTTGCGCGGCTGATGTCAAGCACGAGCGACATTTGGGATTGGGCTTCATTGATGTCTTTAGTGCCACGCACAAGTGCAGCAAACGCAGGGCGCAATACATCGTCGGCGACCGCGGCCTGACGCGACATGGCGCTAATCGCTTTCTCGACTTCGGCAATCTGTTCTTGCCCGGCACCTGTCGAGTTTTGGAGCTGTACGGCTAACGCAGCCTGTGCGGCCTCATCTTCGGCAGCGGCTTTGGCAGCCATGCCAAGCCCGGCGGCGAGTGCGCCCGCAGCTGCGATCGCAGGCACAAACGCTTTCTCCATGCCATAGCCGACCTTTTCCGAAGTGGTCTCAAGGCTGTTGAATTCTTTTTTGGCGCGCGCAATACCCTTGTCGTCAAACTCGCTGATGATGGGTATGCGAATGCTCATATGGTCGCAATTCTACGATTTATCTCAGTCGCAACCTGTTCAAGCGCTTTAGTCATCTCGGCCTGCACATCGGTAATGTGCGCTTCGGCGGACGGCCACATCACGCGCGACGGGTTGCCAGCAAACGCCGTGAGTGCGTCACCTAGGCGGTTGGATGTGCCACGGCCCGCAATGTCATAGATCGCAGCTGCCGGGTCTTTTTGGATAATCGTCACGACGCCGTCTTTTTTGCGTCCGGCATCCACTTTGACCTGTACGCCACGTCGAGCCTTGCGCTGATCCCAAGGGAATAATTGACGGCCGTTTTGTGTCCAGCGGTAACGCATACCTGACAGCGCTTGTGCCGGGTATTTGGCTTGCGCCGCCACTACGATCGGGCTGGCAATCTGTTTAGCGTCTTTGGCAAATTGTTTGCGGGCCTCAGGGTCAATCTGCCTCAGGTCTTGCAACATTTGCTTGACGCCAATCACCTCAACGGTTGCCATTAGCGGCCCCGCTTTGCCTGTTGCTGTTGCAGCTCAAGCACATAAAACACGGTCGTCAGGTCACGTGTATCAAATTCCACTTGCGGCGGCCAGTAGCCCGTCATAACTAAGACCTCAGCGAGGGAGCGTCGCCAGGTGCCGCGATGGTAGGGGTTTCGTCGGTGGTGTCC